TTGCAAAGGGTTGATCTGGTGTACGTGAATACGACCCATCTGAGTAAGATCGGTCAAATCTGACACCGGAACGTCAGCGGCACCGCTGTTTGCAAGCTTAAACATGCGTAAAGCGTTGCGCGGGCAGATAAAAGGAAGCTCCATTTCTACGGAACTAGAGGTCGAAGGATCAATATAAGCGCTCTGACATTGCGACAAGTAGTTTACTCGCGCGTAGTCAGTGAATTGAGCGTTTGATACCCCATGGGAGTTGAGAACGTCCCAGGGTATATTATCTTGATCCAGCGGTAAGTAGCCAACTATTGCTCGCCCATAATAAAAGGGTGAGCCGTTGATGACTATCTTGAGCTTGAGGTTGCCTCTCAAATAAGCAAAGTTTCTCCATTTGTCAATCACTAACGGATTAGTCAGAAAATCTTCCCATGGATTAAAATTTTTCGTAAGAGCGGCAGTTGGAGTCCAATCGAAGGTGTGAATGCGCACCGGACGAGCTAGAAATGAACCTAAAGTGACTTCGCCGTCACCTGATATTGCATAGGTTTGATCTATAGCCGTGGGCGCTTCTGCCTCGACGGACTGCGTGGCGTCGTTAAACGTCACCGTTTGCTCAACATGCGGAGCAGGGGTGTCGTCAACGTCCGCCATAGTGGGTGATGTAATGTGTGCGTTCTAGTAAGCTGAAGATGATGTAAGTGTAAATGTAGTTAACAAAGGTTAATGTAAGGGTAAATGTTGTTGTTGTGTTCAGGCTTACGGGGGAGAACCATAGCAACTCTCCATAATTTCATCATAAGATTTAAAAGGGGAGCTTAGAAGTAAATCGAGCAAACCGGCTGACTCTAGAATTTTCTTGAGTGCTACCATCTTCTCTTCAAATACTTCCCTGCCATGCTGAGCGAGTTCGTAATTTATACTACGAGCTGACTCTAGGGCCTGCATCTTCTCACCAATTTGGGACGTATTGTTGAGTACGAGGGATCGTGCCATGCTTTCTAAAGCAAGGGGGGCACAATACACCTGGTACTCTTCGTCCCATCGCCAAGTGCGATGCAAAAACTCTTCTCCGTCGAACGGGACAAAGCTACCAAATTCGGTTGACTTGGAAGCTGTCGTGGCCTTAATACCAAAGTAACTACAACCTTGGCAGAAATTTTTCTGGTCAAACCACTTTAATCGTGGTCCAGCCTTAGAATCATCTCCGTATACGCCAAGAGCGACCTCCTTGTTGAAGTTCGCTGTTGGGTTGTAATTTTCCTTGATCAGGTCAAACACCAGACGGTAGATAATAGATAGGCACAGCGAGTTAAACTCGGCTGTAGCTACCTGACCACTGATCTGTATGTTCTTGCAGACTAATATGTCGTTCTCAATGATGATGTGGGGCCACAAGCGATCAGTCAAATAGGCGCGTAAGATGGTTAACTCGTCTTCACTCCAGCCGCATTTCTCGGCCATACGAATGATGATAGTCATTGCACCATGTTTGATTGAAAGCAACATTCTAGTGTCAAAGCCGCTAATATCGGCTCCAAAACACTGAAGTAGCACACCCAAATCCTCAAATATTTTGCGGAACTTACCCCAATCCTTAGAGGTGGCGTTAATTCCAACAGCACATTCGAACGACTTTAGGTCTTCCCTCATTAGGTTTGTAAGAGGCAGTAAAAACATTCTGCCTATCACAACATCACTGATAGGAGTTGCACAAAAAACCCGTGGGGGCTTGATGGAACCATCCTCTTGTCTAGGTCGGGCCTCGACTTTCAGTGAACCTTTGGCCATAGGGCAAGCAGTCTCTCCAGCGGAGTAAATCTTTAAAACTTCCATAACATGTCCCAGAACATCGTCATCTAACATTCTCCCGTCAGGAGCCTGGTCAGTTGAGATGGGGTACATGTGGTCGCTTTTCTTGCCTTTCCAGCCAAAGCCCATTGAGGCCTTCGCATTCATTTTGTGGAGCGATGACACCTCGGAATCACCAGCGCAAACGCTGGTAATATCTAAAGGTCTCGCTTCCCACTTAATGTCAGCGTCGGATATTTTCTCCCAGAAATTTTCCACAGCCTTCTCTACTCTCTCCACATGCATAACGGGGCTTGATTGGAATGCCTTCTCCGCCCACTTGTGGTAGGGGGAATAATAACCCATTGGAGATTTTTCATCAGGGTGAGCCCGAAAATCGGGTACACCCCAAAGATACTCTCCATCGGCGTTCTTCGTAGGCACTCCTAGCATGTCTGCGTAAGGAGCAGTAGGCAAAAAAGACATCTTGGGTGAGGTACTGAAGAACTGCATATTCTTTACAGTCCCAGCATACCCAATGTTGCCCCTCTGCCAGTTGAGAAAACTACGGGAGCCCGGTAAGCCAAATACAGGATCAATTCCATCGAGATCGAAAGGTTGAATATCGCCCTCGGATGCCAATGGCGCGAGGGTACGGTTTTTCCTGAGTTTAGCTATAGCTGACTCTATCTGAGGGCGGACAAATGAGGTGGCAGCGCAAGTAGCGTCACCATCCTTCGATGCTCCTCCAAAGTGAAAACCTGCCAAAACTGTCACATTTCCTTTAACCTGAACCAAGGGTATACCACACATACCATTCGCATGATTCGGGTTTAAGTACATAATCGGATGCTGTACTATTGTGTCGGTGTCGTCAACGGGGACGTCACGACCGAAATGTGACTCAATCTCCCTAACACCAGTAGGGAAGACTTGAAATGACGGAATCTTCACGGAGCTCCACAAATTAGAGACCGTCTGAGACTCCAAAGCATCTGGGATGTATCCCAAAAAGTTCTTAGAAGTTAAACCGGCTACGTAAACAGCGGTGATATCATTGCCTATGTCAAAAGAGTCCTTATCGGACAAATTATTGTAAACTAAACGGTTCACCATTGTAGCTGTTTCACCACTTGAGCACACGTGGTGCTCCAAAATGATGGATAACGAGCCGGCAAAGACGTGAGTATTAACCAATATAATCTCCGGGCAAACTGCTAACGCGTGGGCGTTCATGGCAGTGCCATCTGGTCTGATAGCTTGTATAGACCAAACATGCTTACGCAATTTGTTTAAGAGATGATCAGGAGGTAATATACTCTTCTCTGCGGATTGAACAGTCATGAGTGAGGGAGCTGTCCATGTTGAGTTTCGCTCTCCAGTAGGTGTCATACGAGATGTAGTGACATTCATTTGCGCAAGGCGACTGGTGAACTCAGATGGCGATAACTTCTCACCGAGCATTTTAGTTTGGGCCATGCCCTCGTGGCTCAATCGGGTGCGCATGTAGCGCACAATAGAAAGACAAATGCCAGCTGATGCTGGAACAATCAAAATTCTAATACCCCAATTGAGATACCACTGAACGTTATTAGCTCGGGCGACGGTCACAGATGTGCACAACCGCCTCTCATATCTGTCCTGGTCGGTTTCGTACCCACGGATCTGTGCTGTAAGATCGATAATACCGAACTTGATCATTGACTTACCAAATAGAGATAACTTCATGGTGTAATCGTCAATGAGGCGGGTGGAGCGAGATGCATACCACCAGCCAACAACAGTCCAAAGTGAGCGTGAAGCTAACCAAAGGAGGAACGGGGAAAAC